ACGTGCCCTCGGCGTTTCCCTAGAAAGGAGTATGCAATGAAATTGAAGTTTTTCTTGCCGATGATGATTCCGTCGGCGACTCACCAGGAAAAGAAAATTATGGTAGTAAACGGTAAGCCTGTCGTGTACGAGCCTCAGAACGTAAAAGACGCCCGCCAGAAGTTTATGGCAGCCCTTGCCCCTTACGCTCCCAAAGCCCCGTTTACAGGACCCGTAAGGCTTTCGACGACGTGGATATATTTAGCGACTACGGCACACCCTGTAAAGAGCTGGAAAACAACGAAACCCGATACGGACAATTTGGTGAAGCTCTTAAAAGATGTAATGACGGATTTGGGCTTTTGGACGGACGATGCTCTTGTCGCTTGTGAAGAAATTCAAAAATTTTACCTCGATAAGCCCGGACTTTATATCGAGATAGAGGAACTTACCAATGGCTAATCAAGAGGTCGTAAAACGAGCCAGAAGTGCCTTTAAGGAGATTCTAAATGAGATGGAACACCCCCAATTTGATTTACTTCGGCGGGATCCTGAAATTAAGAACCTCGTCGAACGCCTTGTCCGTAAAGTAGAAGAAGCCCGTAATCCTAAAAACTGGCCGATTGAAGAATACCATGATGATTACGAAAAGAAGCATCCTGAAGATAGTAATTTATGGGTATGGCTATTTCTACATGCAGCCTTCATTAACTCCGAACTTGCCGATGTGCTTTGTTTCCTTCGAGGTCGTGGCTGCGTGCTTATCCCCGATGATCGATTCGGGTATGTCATTCGGCCTGTCATTGGTAAGGACGGATTTAAAAACCAGGAAGAATATAACCAAATCAAGGAGCCGCTGGTCGATTATGGAGAATCTCTGGTTAAGTTGCTAAAGAAAATGAAAGCCTTGGTTGACTGCGGCAATATCTTACCGCAAAAAGAATGGCAACAAACGACACTGAAAGGAGAATCATAATGACTAATATCGCAAGAAACCCTATTAACGGACAAGTTGACCCGGAAGACGCTGCCGTGCTATTGGCTAATATATCTGCGGATTTAGCAAAAGTCCGTGAGGCCGTGTACAGAGATAGCGAAATGGATATGGACTGCAAAGACATGGCGCTTAGTGCAATTGATGCGGCCTTTCGAGACCTCGACAGAGCGTATAGTTATCTCGAAGAGTAGGAGGTACGGCATGAATGCAAAAGAATATCTTGAATACGTCCGCAGTCTTGAAGTTAGGCTGCGGATGAAAGAAGAACGGATCGCTCAGCTTCAGCATGACATATGTAGCCTTCAAGCCTTGGATTACGCTAAAGATAAAATCACCGGCGGTAGCCCCATTGACGTGTCCGACAAGATTGCCCGCCTGGACGAACTTATTCGGGATACTAATCGTGAGTGGGATGAGCTGATAGAAATGCGTGAACAAGCAAAGACCTTTATAGCAAAGCTTGAAAGTGCCACTCAGCAAGAAGTATTAACTAAGCGATATATTCAGAATAAACGGTGGGAACAAATTGCTGTTGAGATGAATATCACTTGGCGACATACCTTCCGAATCCATCGAGCGGCACTAGATGGGTTTTCTCAGAAGATGGCATTAAATGTCAGTATATTGACATGATATGATGTAGAAGTAAAAAGTGCGGAAAATGCTACGCATTTAATCACAAGTAGTTTTATTTTCAGGCTGGCGGCGCCTACGGGCGTCGCTTTTGCGTTGTAAGGGAGCTATTATCTTGAATTTATGATACTATATATTCGAGGTGATGAACGTGGGACATGAATATCTTTCGGTAATGGTGGAGCAACAAAAACAACGAGGAAGAAAATTTCTGGGAATTGACGAAGTAGAGAACATGATTGCTATGTCGGAGATTGTTCACAAAGATGAAACAGCAATAAGAGCAGCGGAACTTAATGGCAATGCTCATTTGGCTGCGGAACATTTAAAGGCAATGATTGGATTTGCTCAGTCTGCAATAAAAAGCGTTTTATTTATCAATGGTGGATCCGTGATGATGTTTGTCGCATTTCTTGGCAATAATCTTGGCTATTTACTGGAAAATGATTTTTCAATCGTTGTTTATCAGTCGTTATGGAACGCATTGGTTGCTTTTGGGGTGGGGGCCTTTTTTGCTAGTTTGAGTTATGCAATATCTTATTTGGCTCAAGGGTTCTACACGGATGAGTTTGGAAAAATCGCATTCCAGGGTGGAAACGAGCAAAAGAGGTTTTCCGCAGGCGATGTTTTAAGATTGACTGCGATAATAACGTGTATATTGGCCTATGCTGCAATGCTTGTCGGAATGTGGTTTTGTGCATCGGGGTTATGGGTTGTAAATTTTCTTCACAAATAATTATTTGATTTCTAAGGACGTCCTAATGGGACGTCCTTTTTATGTGCGTCGTATCAAGGAGAGTCATGGCAAATCAAACGAAAGTACAATGCTGCCGCAGATCCTGCTTAAACAATCATAAAGGTGTTTGCTCTGCTAACGTAATACATATTGGCGGAACCGGTACGTGTAAATGTTTCGTTGCAGCCAAGCATGTTATGAATCGTTCCAAATACGGCACACAAAGGAGGTGACGATAGCGGTTACATGTTGAATAAGAGACAAGAAAAATTCTGCATCGAGTATCTGGTGGATTTAAATGCGACTCAGGCCGCTATCCGAGCCGGATATAGTGAGTTAACTGCTTATTCGATAGGTTCACGACTGTTGAAAAAAGTTGAAATTAAAAACCGTGTAAAAGAACTACAAGACGAGTTCTTTAGAGACCGAATCATGAGCATCGCAGAAGTCGAGGGTCGACTGGCGGCATTGGCTCGGGGTGAGGTTAAAGAAGAGGTCGTTGTGGTTGAGGGTATGGGAGAAGGATGTAGCCGTGCACGAATTATTCAAAAGCATGTTGACGCCAGAGCCCAACTAAAGGCATTAGAGCTTATCGGTAAACGAAACAATTTGTTTAGTGCCGATACGGCGATTGAAGTCAATCCGATTATGATTGTCGGTGGTGATGACATTGCAGACTAATTACGACGTCGTGAATATTGCCGATATAGTGGGAAAAGGCTATGGAGAGTTTTGGAGGTTTAAAGGCCGCTATAAAGTAGTCAAGGGCAGTCGTGCCAGTAAGAAATCATCCACGCAGTCATTACGAGTTATATATGAGATTGTGAGCAATCCAGTTATTAATTGGCTCGTAGTGCGCAAGACGGAGCGAACGCTTCGGGATAGCTGTTTTGCACAGCTTAAATGGGCCATGCGAAGGCTGCACGTTGAAAAGTATTTTAGGTGCAGCGTATCGCCGTTAGAGATTACTTATATTCCTACGGGACAGAAAATCCTGTTCAGAGGCCTTGACGATCCATTAAAAGTTACGTCCATCACCGTCGATTCAGGTTGCTTGTGTAGACTCTGGATTGAGGAAGCGTATGAGATAACAAAAGAGGATGACTTTAACCGACTTGATGAAAGCATTCGCGGGCAATTGCCAGAAGGGATGTATCATCAGGTCGTTTTAACTTTTAATCCATGGTCTGATAGGCACTGGTTGAAGAAACGGTTCTTCGATACGCCTAATCCGAACGTACTGGCAATGACAACGAATTATCGATGCAACGAGTTCCTAAGCCAATCGGATTTACTCCTGTTTGAAGAAATGAAGAAGAACCCAAGGCGCTATGCCGTTGCCGGAGAAGGGGATTGGGGTGTTGTTGATGGGCTTGTATATGAAAACTGGAAGGAACAAGTGTTTGACTGTGCTGAAATCAGGAATCAAGAAGGAGTGGAGGCTGCCTTCGGTTTGGACTTCGGGTATACAACGGATCCTGCTGCATTATTCTGTTCAGTGGTGAATCAGAAGAATAAAAAAATATATGTGTTCGATGAGTTGTATCAAACAGGGCTAACCAATCAGCAATTAGCTAAGCGCATCGAAAGTATGGGCTATGCTAAAGAGCGAATACGGGCCGACGCAGCCGAGCCTAAGAGTATTGAAGAATTGTACCAGGCAGGGATATCCCGAATTGTAAAATCCCGAAAGGGTAAGGACAGTGTATTAAACGGGATCCAAAAAATACAAAATTACGAGCTAATAATTCACCCCAGGTGTGTGAACTTCTTACAAGAAATAAGTGTGTATCAATGGGCTAAAGACCGTTTTGACAGATATACGGGGAAGCCGGAAGACAATAACAATCACTTAATGGATGCTATGCGGTATGCCTGTGAAGATATTGGAGTAGAACGGTTCTCGTTTGATTTGGGGGTATAGAATGTTTTGGACTGACATAATAAATCGAGCGTTGCGTGATAACGCACCGATGAGTAAGCGACAGTTTTTGAGTCGTGAGTTACAAAAGTGGATAAGCAGCAAGGAACGCAAGGCTATGATAACAGGCCGCCAATATTACCAAGGCGAGCAAGATATATTACGTAAAACTCGAGCCGTAACTGACACAGGCGGCAAAACAGTGGTGCTGGCCAATTTGCCTAACAATAAGATTGTGGACAATCGTTTCGACGACCTTGTTGATCAGAAAGTGAATTACTTACTGGCAAAACCGTTCGTCGTAGAAACAGACGACGAGGACATAAAAGACGTCTTTACACCGAGTGTACGGCGTAAGCTCAAGAGTGTAGGGAAAGACATGTTGACCGGTGGCGTTGGGTATCTGCATCCGTATATCGACGAATTAGGGGCATTGCAGTTTAAGCGTATGAAGCCTGAGCAGGTGTTACCGTTCTGGAGCGATGAAGAACGAGAACGCCTTGATGCCTTTGTTTATGTATACGAGATTGACGTGTATGAGGGAATTATGGACCGCAGAATGACCAAGGTTGAATTTTACGACCGTACGGGCGTTCAGTATTACGTGTATGAAAATGGCAGTCTTGCCGATGACCGAGATCGCGAAAGCACGGCGAATTTTGCCATTGATGACAAGCCGTACAACTGGAATAACGTACCGCTTATCGCCTTTCGCATGAATGAAGAAGAGCTGCCGTTAATCGCCAAGGTGAAGAGCTTGCAGGACGCGCTAAATACGATGCTGTCGAATTACGCCGACAATATGCAGGAAGATATCCGCAGCACAATTCTTGTTATCAAAAACTACGACGGCACGGAGTTGGATAATTTCAGGGCCAACCTAGCACAGTACGGAGCAATCAAGGTCCGGACAGTCGACGGGGTAGAAGGTGGCGTGGAAGCTCTTCATATTGAGGTGAACGCAAGCAATTATGAGGTCATTATTAAGTTGCTCAAGAAGGCAATCATCGAGAATGGCCGAGGGTTCGATAGCAGAGATGATCGCATGAGTAATAACCCGAATCAGATGAACATAACGTCGATGTACTCAGACATTGACCTCGACGCAAACGAAATGGAAATGGGCATTCGTGAAGGACTCGACCGGATGTTGTGGTTTATCAATACCTATAGGGGCTTAAGCGGCAAAAAGGCTGTTGAGGATGTCGATTTTACGTTTAATCGTGATTTGCCGATGAACGAGGGTGATATTATTACGAATTGCCGCAACTCCGTAGGCGTTATCAGCAATGAAACCATTCTCACTAATCACCCGTGGGTTAAAGATGTAGCCGAAGAAATGAAGCAGTTAGAGGCCGAAAAGGCGACAAACGAACCCGATTATATAGGTGATGACCATGCCGAGTAATTACTGGGCGAAGCGGTACGAAGACGAATCCGAACGAGCCTTTGGGCTTGGTAAGATGACAAGTAAAAATCTACGTGAACAGGCCGATGTAATCATCAGGCGTATGGAGAAGAACGTAAACGACTGGTATCAGCGGTATGCCGATGAGAACGGTATAAGCCTTGCCGATGCTCGTAAAGAGTTAAATGCGAGGGAGTTAAAGGCCTTCAAGATGACGCTTGAAGAATATCGCCGACAGGCCGAGCAAGAGGGGTTATCGGAAGAGCATCAGAAAATGCTAAAACAGGCGTCTATACGCAAGCGGCTCGACCGTGAGCAGGAGTTATATATCAACACAGTTCACGAGCTTGAACGGTGGGCAAAGACTCAAGACACCGATATATCGGATCTACTGAATAAGGTATACGAAAGCTCGAATTATCGTACTGCACATCTTACGCAGACAATGAAGGGCGAATACAGTTCTTACGGACAAGTTGACCCGAATACGGTACAACGCATTATTCATTCTCCGTGGGCACCTGATGGCAAAGACTTCTCTGAACGCATATGGGACAACCGAAAGAAGTTGGCTAAGACAATGCAAAACGAATTTACACAGGCGATGATAATAGGCCAAGGCACGGCCGATATATCGAAGGCCATTGCGAAAAATATGAACACGTCGTATAGCAATGCCAACAGACTGGTCGAAACGGAACTCGCACGGGTACATTCACAAGCGTTTATGGACTGCATGGCCGAACTTGACGTTGACGCTGTGGAGATATTGGCCACACTCGACAGCAAGACAAGCCCTATCTGCCGTCGTATGGACGGTAAGGTCGTACAACGTAAGGACGCAAAACCCGGGGTTACGATACCGCCATTTCACTGTCATTGTCGAAGCACGACGGTTCCGTATTTAGGCGACGACCTTGCCGATATTGCCGGAAGCGGAACAAGGGCCGCAAGGGATCCGAAGACGGGTAAAACGGTATTCGTTGAGGGTGAACTAGATTATGGTGAGTGGGAAAAGCGGTATATAAGCGAAGGTCGCATAGACGATGGGAGAAAAATCACGCCGACCGACGAGGGTAAAACCTCACAGGCGCAGGTAAAGCAAATGGGAAGTTATGAGGCGGGGATTGAAAACGCATACCAAAAGGCCTTGGCTCATGGTAAGAGAACCGGAACCGAGGGGTTATTTTGGAGAGATAAAAAAGGAGACGTAGCGTATCCTGATTTAAGCGGAGATAGTAGTTCGGTTGTGTTTCCTCCTGAATTGGTGCGATTTTTAGAGAAGCTCCCCGCAAAATCAGTGGATTGCGTTCATAATCATCCACGCAGCTCGTCTTTTTCGCCCGATGACTTAATCGTTATGTGTGACTTCGAGAGTATTGACAAGATGCTTGTGATTGGGCATAATGGAATTAAATACAAGGTATCCATAGGTACTGGAGACCGCCCCTACCCAGCCGAAATTAAGGCTATATACGAACAAGTAAAATGGGAGTATAAAGGGTTCTACGAACGGATGACTGCGGCAGGGTTTAGCGAGCAAGCGATATGGCAAGCTATTAGTCATAAAATCACTATAAGGATGGCTGAAAA